CAAGCAGTCGCGCCAGGCCGCGCTGAGATAACTTTCGTTCCTTCAAACGCTCGCGGAACCATTCGGTGTTCATAAGACTGCTCCAGCCGTTCCTCATTTCGGGATCTGGAACATTGTCATAATCTGGACGTTGAGTCAAACGCAACCTGATGGAGATTTCTTGATGGCCATTCCCACGGTCCACACCCTTACCCCCGCTTACACCGTCATTGAAAAGCTCGGCGGCAAGACCGCCGTCGCTGACCAGCTCGGCCTCAACAAATCGGCGCTCTCGCGCTGGTGCGCCCCCAGGCCCGACGGGACCGGCGGCATGGTCCCGCAACGGTACTGGCCGCAGCTGATGGAGATGGCGCGTCATAAGGGCGTGGTCATCACTGTGAAGGAGCTGGCAGCCGTTGAGGTGTGACGTGGTCATCAGAGAACAAGCGATGACCAACAGCGATTTTTTGACCGAGGCCCTTGGGTCCCTCGAAATAGGTACGTATGGTTGGGTATGCAGTTTTCGAGCAAATCCGTCGGATACACAACCATCCGTTTGGACGGGTAGGGCTTACAAGGGTCTGCCCGCGCAGGCGGCGCTGATCGATCGCGCAAGCGAAGACAACACTTACTTCTGCACCAGCGTCCTACGGGCAACGCCAGACGGCCAAGTTGTGCGGCGCAAGGACGCGTTTGTGCGCCTGGCGGTCCTGGTGTTGGACGATGTCCAAATCAGTGACGTCGCCAACTTGTCCTACGCGATACAGACCTCGCCTGGCAAGCACCAGATCGGCATCCTGCTTGATCCCGATGATCCCGACTGTCATGACCGCAACCTTGTGGACAAGGTCATGCGTGGCCTTGCCGCCCGCGGTCGTAGCAACGACAGCTCAGGCAATGCTTGCGTGCGCTACGTGCGCCTGCCGGTTGGGTCCAACACCAAGCCGCGCGCAGCCGGCACCTGGCGCGTGCAGCTTGAGCTCTGGAACCCCAACGTGCGCTGGTCTTTGGACGACGCCTGCCACGCCGTGGGCATTGATTTAGACGCCGTCAGGGCCGTCGAGTCGGCACCATCAAGTAGCACTGGTGATGTCAAAGGCACGCACGCTGGCGAAATGATCACAGGCCTGACTGGGCCGATTGAGCAGCGCGCTTATCACGACAACATCACGCGCCTGGCCGCGTCGTTGATTAGCGGTGGCATGTACCCGGGCGCTGCGGTCGAGTTCCTCTACAGCTTGATGGACCAGGTCAAGCCCGAGGTGCGCCAAGCCGAGGAGCTGCGCCGGTGGGAGTCGCGCCGGGCCGAGATTCCGCGGGCAGTGCGATCGGCTGAAAAGTTCGCACCCGAGAACCGCAAGCCGCCGCAGATCACGGTCAACCTGCAGGTCGCTGACGACACGTCCGAGCCCGCACCTGGTGACCTCGAGCCCTTGGACTGGGCGGCACTGGCCAACACCGAGCCCGAGCCTACGAGCTGGCGCCTGGATGGCTGGCTGCCCGAGGGCACGGTGACGTTGCTCTCGGCCAACGGTGGCGTGGGCAAGTCAAACCTTAGTTTGCAGCTGGGCGTTGCGCTTACGCAGGGCAAGCCGTTCATGAACATTGAGACAGCGACTAGCAAGGTCTTGGTGCTGTCTGGTGAGGACGAGGCGCGCACGGTGCACTTTAGGGTTGCCAACATCTGCAACGACCTGGGCCTGCCGATGAGCTCGCTGCGCGATCGCTTGGTCGTCTACGACTTGACGCAGGCCGACTGCGTGCTTTGGCGCGATGGCCATGTCACCGAGCGGATGCAGTGGCTGGCCGACACCGCGGTGCGCACCAAGGTTCAGGTGATTGTGATCGACAACGCCAGCGACGTGTTCGCGGACAACGAGAACGATCGGACGGCGGTGCGTGGGTTCATGCGCGCCTTAAACCTGATCGCACATGTGACTGGGGCTGCGGTGCTGCTGCTGGCGCACGTTGATAAGGCGTCAGTGCGGTCGGGCGCCGGCATGGACTCGATGACGACGTTCAGCGGATCGACGGCCTGGAACAACTCGGCCAGGTCACGCTGGGCGATGTATCGCGACGAGCAGGCGGTGGTGCTGCGGCATGAGAAGTGCAACTTGGGCCCGCTGCAGCAAGACATCCAGCTCGAGTTCGATCCGGCCAGTCGCACGTTCAAGCTTTTTGGTTCGATCCCTGGCAGCGCCTTTGCGGCCAGACTGATGCGAGAAACACAACGCGGTGTGATTTTAAAACTGATGGAGAAGTCCAATCGGGCCGGCCTGAATCTGTCGATGAACGTGAGCGCGCGCAACAACGTCTTTAAGCAGCTGCACGACGACCCTGACTTTCCGGCACGGCTTGATCGCAAGACCTTCTTTGGCTACCTGCGCGACATGAAGGACCAGGGCTTGATCAAAGAAGAGTCCTACGTCCAAAGCAATCGCACACAGGGCTTGCGCGTGGTGCTGACCGACACCGGCCGCCAACAGCTATGAAGTTCACCTACCTACCTCGCTACGAAGTCCATGACGCCGAGGGCCTGGTGCGCAGGTTTGACACCAAGGACGAGGCCCAGCGCTTCACGCGCACCGACCAATCACTGGTTCTTAAACGCACGCAGCAACAGTCGCGCCAGCGGCAGCTGCATAACTTTTTGAGGAGTATTCCAAGTGCACCTTTCTGAACGACAACTGACCATCTTGGCCTACCTGATGGGACGCTACACGCCAGTCGATGCGATTGAGCTGGCGCGCAAGTTCAACGTCTGCAGGCGAACAATTGAGAACTGGCTCAACCCGCTGTGCGAGGCCGGCACAATCCACAAGCACTGCGAGCTCACGCGCAGGCCTGGCGCCTGGCGTGCAAGCCGCGTCTGGTTTTACAGCGCGGCTGAGAAGCGCCAGGTGGCCAAGCGCGTGCCGCAGCCGAAGTTCGCCTTTCACGACCCATTCAACATGGGAGCGCGGCCATGAGTGTCGAAGAAGCCTGGCTGATCTACTGCAAGGCGCACGGCATGGACAGCATGAACCGCAACACCTTTGCGATCTTCAAGGCCGGCTGGGAAGCGGCCATGCAGCGCGCCAGAAAAGTTGCGTATCCGGTTGAGGACTGGCGCCCGATGCAAAAGGACTTGGCATGAGCGACAAAGAAAAACTAGCGCAATGGATGATTCAACGCGGCTACGCGACAGGGCATGGCGACAGCGTCGAGGACTTGCTGCAAGAGCTTGATTGGCAAATTGCGGAGAACTGGAATCGAGCGCTGATCAATGGGATCACGACCGAACGTGAGGCGTGTGCGAAGGTGGCAGAGGACGGGCTAATTGGACACACAATTGCCAAAGCAATCAGAGCAAGGGGTGAGCAATGAAGGACTACGTGGCCGGCGAGGCCACCTGGCGCCTGCCGCATATCGAGAAACCACCAGGTGGCGCCAAGGTGTTGCTGCTGACGCCTGGCGGCATCTGCATCGTCGGGCCCTGGGCTGAATGGGCTGTTGCATGGGCGCCGCTGCCGCGCCTGACGCCTGAGATAAAACGATTGTTGCTGGAATCTAAGTTGTAGATTTAATTACCACGTCGCAACAATTTGATAAAAGGAAACAAATGCAAACTTGATAGGAATTTGCAAATGGTGGCACCTACTTGTAGTGACGAAGAATTTATTGCGATCTGGCAAGAGTTACAAAGTCCAACCAAGGTCGCCGGGCATTTGAAAATCAGTGAGCGCAATGTCATGGCAAGGCGCCGATCGATTGAGAATCGATTGCAGATCAAGCTGCCCACCACTAACGACTTGCGTTGCAAGGACACGCCAAACATCGAGACAAGGATTTTTCATCCTCACGACAAAGTTCGATCAATCGTGGACATTAGCGGCGTCGTGATCATCTTCAGCGACGCGCACTACATGCCAGGCGAGCCCTCACTTGGGCACCAGGCGCTGATCAAGTTGATCAAGAAGCTCAAGCCCAAATTAGTGATCGCCAACGGCGATATCCTCGATGGCGGCTCGATCCACAAGCACGACCCTATCGGATGGGAAACCAGGCCAACGCTTAAGCAAGAGCTCGACGCGGTGATCGAGCGCATGGATGAGGTCAGAAAGGCCGCCAGAGGCGCGATCCTGCACCGGACCATAGGAAACCACGACATCAGGTTCGACAAGCGCCTG